ATCGATGATTGATGCATTGTTTTTACCATTTTGAACGCTTAAAGAGGTCAATACGAAATCATCATATGACCCTAAATACTCCCTAATTACCTCATTTGTATTGCGTCTTTGTTCGCCATTTAGGTCAATTTCTTCTCCGTTTTCAATCTTCCAAAACTTGACATCGACCTTAGCTTTACCCTTCTTATCGGTCTTAGCATCACGTTTTATGAAGTATCTTTTACCGTCCAATTCGAACTCAAATTTACAACTAAACGTCGCTTTTTTGTCGTTCATTATGTTTTTAGCGCTGGACGCACGTTCACATTTGTCGAACAAACAGAACGTTAAAGCGGAGAAAATACTTGATTTTCCGGAGGTATTAGACGCAAATAAACCAACCAAATCCTTCGTTTTTGTGAAGTCTATAACATTCCCTTCAGCATAAGAAAACATATTTTCCCACTCAAATTTGATAGGAATCCAACGAATGTTCCTTGCGAATTCATCCTTTTTGACCACGTTATTTACATCATTATTTATCTTAATCACTCCATCGATTGTGGTTTGGTCAATCACGTTTAACTTCGTTTTCAAGTAATCTGTAATGAGTGTGGTCTGATAATCCTTATCATTAATGTCACCTAAAACGATATTTCCGTTAGCTGATGGTATCCTCGTAAGAGACTTTGTAGTATCCAATTTTTGATAAGATACTTCAACGACGTCGGTTAATCCTTTTACATAAACAACTGCCGCCTTTATTTCGGATGGTGTACAATCATCATGTTGAATACGAATTCTAGCCTTCTTTGGAATGTTTGTGGTGTTGGTGAGTATTTTCCCATGTTTAACTAATACACTAAAAAATCCATAATCATTCGGTATTTCTATATGAGAACATTCTTTTCTTGATAGGTTCCAAAATGAGTAACCGTGACCATTCAACGGCTCATCGTGTTTTTGTTGAATCATCGAACCGCAGTAATGGATGATAGGATTTCCCAATTGTTCATCACATGATTGTAAATCTTGGATTTTATGAATATCTCCCAATAAGGCCATATCATGATTATCGAACATATTAACCTTTACGAGAGGATTTATGAGTTTAAATCCGAGGTCAGTGACCGTACCATCTACTTGACCGTGATATGTGGCAATAAAGTATTCATATTTATTTCTATATATCTCAGGAATATCAATGCCCTTTAAATATTTGTCTGTAGAATCGAACACACTATAATTATTTATACAAATATTACCAATACTAAATAATCCGGACGTTTTAAGATAAAATAAATTTGGATGGTTCAAAGCGGTTACTATAGGACTCAAACTATCCATTCTATGTCTATTGGTTAAATTCGTATCATGGTTGCCGGCGATTAAAATGGTAGGTCTAAGATTAGCTGCCTCTCTCAAAAACTCAGCGGCCAAATCAACACATTCAGGACTCAAATCCAATTTACTATTTACAACATCTCCTAGAATGAAAATTGCCGTGGTTTTTGGTGAATTGTAAACGTCCTCAAAAAATTTGTGGAATACCGTCTTATATTCATCGTGGCGGCGAGTTAATCGAATGTGAATATCTGCAACGTGAATTATGTGACTAAATTTTAGATTGGATTGAAGCTGAGTTATTGCCATAAATTATGATAGGTTACATGTTAAGTCTGGCTTTTATTATATCACAAAAGTCAAACGGACTTGAATTATAAATTAATTCATTAATAGCTTCAAACCCTAATACTGATGGGTCTTTTTTTCCTAATTCTATTAAATGAATGTCGATTTTATTTACTTGTAAATCTTCAATTCGGTCGAATATGTCGATGGATTGTTTTAACGCATCGTTATCCAAAACGATGTTCACTCGTTTTACTTTGTTTAAAACTATAGCCAATTTTAGTGCGAATGGCATAACAGTTCCAAATAAAGGTATCACGTTGTTTTTCACTGCTATTGCATCAAACGGTCCTTCTACTAATGTTATCGGTTCATCCCAATTCAAAAATAATTCAAATCCTATTATATCCTTAGACCACGGCGGCAACATGTATTTCTGATAACTTGAATCATATGCTCTAGCGGCAAAGAAATTTATGTCACCGTTCTTATCAAATGATGGAATCATTACTCGATTCTCGTATATGCCGTTGTCACAATACCCGATATTATATCGAATGATATCATCCATAGTTACATTACGGTCTTCCAGATATGACATAGCATGACCATAGCCAAACGACGACGTAGGCGTCCATAGTGGTATAAATTCATCAGGAAAACATAGATTTACCGGTCTGACATCGTTTTCTGGTTTGGACCAGTGTTGACCTACAATTTTATATAATTCTTCAAAATGACAATCTTTAGCTTTTAATTTATAAAAAAGAGAACGAATTGATTTACCGGCGGAATTACAAATCCAACAATGCCACTCTTGGGTTCTAATATTTACTTCTAATTTCTTTTTATGATGTGAACAAAATGGACATTGATAAACCGCCTCTTCTCCTTTTCGGATATATGAGGTCTGATTTAAGACTTTATCAAGAAGAGAGAATAATTGTGACTCTTTTAGCATTTTGGCAAATACTAATCCATAAACACAACCGAGTCAATTTATTATAACAGGAATCACCCAAAAAGCGCACAAACACAAGCGTCGTACATATCGCTGTTATGAGCATCCCAATTACCGTCACGGTTTAATTTTTCAAATTTTGTTATGTTTGATGCCACCAATGGAATTTGTTGTTTAACATACTCTTTTGGTTTTATGCCCTTGATTCTGGCTTTGCCGAATACCTTTTTTCTCATAGTATTAACATTACATAAAATTAATGGAAATTTAAAACTCTCACCCATCATATATTCAAACACAGCATTCCATCTTGATAGGGTTATGATAGTCTGCTGAGAGGTCAATCCTCCACCGAAGCCGGATAATGCGGCTTCTAGATTTGCGTGGTCGACTGATTCTATCAATGTGTGTTTAGAAAGAAAATCTATAACAAACAACCCCTTTTGTTTATTAGTTTCAATCTTTGAAATATTAAGAAATCCGGCATCTATGACTGAACCGCTTTGTGAAAATGCCCATCCTACAGTTGAAGTGGATGCATCGATACCTAGAATCATATTTTTGGACATAAAAAAACTCCTTACGACAATTATACATAGTCCATAAGAAGTCTTTTATAAGTTTAATTACTTTTTATAAGGTCTTGTATCTAATCCTTTAACGTATGACGACAACCCAAGACCGTCATTTTTAAAATCAGATTGACCTTGTTGGGCTTCTGTTGAGAATCCATTTGCGGTCTGAAATGTGGCTCCCTGATAACTTGCGGCGATTGAATCAACACCCTTTTCTATGATATTGCGTGCGTCGAATGCGCCACCGACTTTTTGAGTCTCGTATCTGGATGCTAGGTCGGTTGTTATTGACGGTCTTTGAATTGGTGTTGGCATAATGTGTTATTCCTTTAATTATAAATATAGTTAGAAATCCATTTTCACCACGAAATTAATTGGAAAGTCGGGTGTAATCTTTATAGGCGACCCCAATTTTGCAATTGCCACTAAATCTAATCCACTATAAAGGCCTATTGAGGTTGCCGTAGGCGCCAGATATGAGCCTGTCGGGTCTTGTTTAGTAAGTGTAGAGTAATCAAGAAAATTTTGATTAATCATAGGCGGACGTCCACGGAGGGTCTGAGAATTCATATAATCTATGATATCACTCAAATACTTCTTATTAGAGCTAGGAGTTATATACGACATGTAATTCTGTTGAGTAAGTCTATAAATAAAATATTTCCATAAAATATTCATATCATTCGTATTAATTTTATTGTCACCGTTGAAATCCAGATTACCATACATTGTATTATTTATATCAGAATAACTGGAAGAGAATAGTGAATCCGTTCCAGTCCAAGATGAGGAATACATATTATATACCGACGTTTCTTCATCTGTCGTTGTATCAATTATAGATGATGTCCAATCGGTATTTGGTTTTCCTGATGGTTCCGTACTTTTATAAGCCATGTATCGTAATAATACATCTGCGTCTTGGAAATCAAATTTACCATTATTATTAATATCAAAATTAGCATTGGGTAATACAATCGACGACGGATTTGTACTAACGTTAAATTCCCCTGGTTCTATAGGACATATAATTTGTTTTTCTAGAATAGTCTGCGCCGAGGTGAAATTAATATCATATTTATACTCTCCTGATGATGTTTCATTCAATTGTAATCCATCGAAATTAGAACCGGAAGTCATAATTACAATTTTACCGTTACGATAGAATACATTTCCTACGTAAAGATTTTCTCTTAGATTTCCAAGATTATAAATATACGATTTACCATTTAAATCGCCTATACTTCCTGTAGAATATTCAGGATTAATATCCATATCAACGACTGACCCCGATATCAACATCGGAGAACCTATTATAATAAATTGACTTGATATACAACAATCCCATCCATACGTTCTATGTGGAGATAAAAATCGTTTTTTAACTTGATATACATTTGTCACATCCCAATCTATATTGGTAGTATCCGGTATTGAACCTGTCGATTTATTATATAGAACGAATTGTCCACATAATGCCGGAGAGTCAAACTCCGCACAGTAATGTTCTTGAGATAAAGACCCTCGTAAATAACAAATAGAAGTTGATAATGCGTTCGTTTTAGGAACTCCCGCAATTGCATAATTATTGAAAATGCTGACTGATTGACCTAATAAATTATCTTCCATTATGTTTTCATTGCCATATGATTTTCTAGCTAAATAATATCCATAATTTTGATTAACACATCGTTCAAAAAAATACACCGCTCCTTGTTTATACATTGACGAGCCGGAATATTCATATACGATTCTATCCGTTGGTGCGCCGACCATAACACTATTACCGAACATAGAAACTGAATGACCAAATGAATCGGCGGTATTAGGATAATTATAAACGATAGGCGTAACTGGATAAAATGGCAAAGGATATATGGAACTGCTATCCGGATGTAGTTTGAATGTATTAGTCCAGTGTGTTCCGTTAAATTCGTAGACATATGCCCTAGAATTATTCGGTTTAGAACTACCAACTACCATACTCCAACTAAATGACGATGACGCTTTATTCATCTCTACATCAGAACCGAAATTATCTCCGATTGTTATTTCAGTAGGTAATGGCAACGTTTGAATAAATGACCAATTGGTATTATCATTATTTTGTTTTCTAAACATGAAAACCGACCCCCTACTTCCAGATTCCAGTGGAGAACCAACGGCTAGCCACTCGTTATTTATAGAAAGTGAATATCCGAATGATTGTGATACGTTAATATTTGGATTATTTATAGTTGCGATGTATGGGTCCGTTCCAATCACACCTATTACTCTAGATGATAAAGCTGCATATTGAGTTGGAGTATAATGCGTTTGTAAATTTACTATTCCGCCATTATTAGACGTCGATTGTATTGATACATTGACCCAAGGTGCATTTGGAGTTGAATCCATACTTTGTAAAATTACATATGTAAAATTTTGTAATGCCGGAACATTAGTTAATACATAAATGTAACCGCCTATAGAACTGGACCCGATTATAGTAGGAGAAACTCTAGTTGCATATGGGTCGATATTTAATATAGATAAATCGTATAAATCTACATAACCAGAACCGGAATAATATGTCGATGACATACCAACGTTCAAATTATCGGTATTATATGGGTTGCCTACTGCTAGTAGTGTATCTTTAATATCTACAGCCACTCCATACCCATCTTCCACCGGTGTAAAATAATTACCACCTAATTCGATTGATAAATCTCTATCTGCGGTATACGGTATAGAACCCGTGTATTCTGTATGTAAATAATTATCTGGTCCCGTTGCGCCGGAATTTTTGAATTCGGTTGATATCAACATAGTTGATGTTCTAGGTCTATATATTATAGATTTAACATCATGTGCATCTTCATTGATGTTATATTTATAAACTTCTACCGAACCGGTTCTAATACAACTGGCTGATAATACATTAAATCTAAATGGATTTGGATTGCCTACGGCGGCCCAATTACCGTCACAGGCAACAGACCAGCCGAAATTTTGATTAGATATTTTTGCAATCATATTCGTATAAGTAGAAAATTATATTATGTAATTAAAAACTAGATGAAACGTAAGAATTACAATAACTAGAACTACCTGTTACAAAATAATTTTTAGATTCGCCGATTTCTTGTTGTCGTGAAAACAAATTAGTTCCTGCTAATAGATTCCCAGACCCATCATCGGTTATAACATAATCATTATCTTGTGTAGTATCATACATTACCACCGTATTTTTATTAATTACATCTCCAAATACATTCCTTGGTATATTAATAAGTTGGAACTGGTCCGATAGATGTCTTTTTGTTTTTGACAATTCAAAATCTATATTTTCAATACCCCAAATTTTAGTAGGGTCCACATAACTATTATAAAACATAGTCTTTACTTGAGCGTAAATTGACCGTTTGTAAGTCCCATCGAAATTTTGAGGCTCTGTATCAGGATAAAATATTCCTACGACTTTTAATCCAGATACCGAGTCTATCACATCGCTATCTTGTTGTTCCAATGCTATATCACAATTTGAATTTACGTATGATGATGATTCTGTGTAATCTATGAACGTCAAGGCCACAGGCAACCCATCATTAGAGCCTGTGGATTCAAGTATAATGAGACTCTCATTACTCGTATTACTTATATTCCACTGTTTAGTCGCTACAAATGGGGTTAGAAGTATTTGATTTCGTTTCAGTGATTTTATCATGATAGAATTTCATTTTATTAGAAATCCAATCTCACCTTAATAAGAAGCTCATTATCAAATGTTTTTAATGCTGGTCTACTTAATTTGGCAACGGCAATCAATTCATTATTGTCATTATACAAACCTACAGTGGTAATGTATGTGGTCGGATTTGTAATAAAATCTTGATTATAAATTGTACCTTTTGTATGATTTGGATTTCCGTCGGTTCCGTCATATACATACGTTGGATTATTGGAATAATTAAAATCTCGGTTTTTTACTCTCACAAAGTAATGTTGGGATGGGACATATTCACTTTTACGTACTTTGAATGTACTATTGACCGCGTTTTGAATGGCGAAATTAAATACCTTATGATTCACAGTCGTCGGTGTTAACGTAGATTGTCCTGGAATAGCGATGCCGGAAATACTAGCTGTACTATAATTTGCCGGACATGGTGGTATTGACGTATTGGCTACAACGGAACCTGACATACCACTACTTAATCCAATTAACCAGTCTACTACCTGTGCGTTAAATATGGCGATGCCATCATTTGGATACAACAATCCTATACCTTGGTATGGTGGTAAAGTAGTCGTAGCATCATTAATAGAACCAGAAATCAAATTGTATACAGTAGACGTCTGAGAAAGAAATGGAGAATCGTCTCTAACCGTCAAAGACCCCTTAGACCCGGATAAAGTAATTTCAAAAATACCTTCGTCCACTTTATCTTTCATTTTATATGATGAAAAGTTAATAATGAAAATATCAGTTCCCGCTATTCCTTGTGGATTTGTAGAACTGCCTGACGCAAATTGAAATATTCCCGATGCATCCGTTCCTCCTATTAACATATTTTGGTATTGGGTATATATCGCCTTTGGAGAGAATGCTAATATACTTCCGGTATCCAAATCAAATGAACCACTACCAGAATCTCCATAAAAATTTCCATATGCTACTGAAAAATATGGGTCGTTATTAGTGTGAGTAGTAGAATCAGGAAAGACATCAACATAATACATAGTTCTACGGACATCATAGATAGACGCTCCATAAGACGGTGATGGAGTTATAGATGATTGTGTTAATTCATAAAAATTGTCTAGAAATTTACTTTGACTTGCAAACGTAACTCCATTTGGCCAGAATCCACTCGCTATGCGACTGGTTCTGCCTGACACTATATCCGTAGGGTCGAATTGATTAAATATCATATGTTATACCTTATTATGCAGTTGTTGGAACCGTCACAGTCACTTCGATACTTAAACTGCCGCCGGATTCGTTACCGACGATTGTAAGTGAAGTCGAGGTAGTCTTACCTAAACTGCTATTTGGGAGAAATCGGAATTTCTGACCTACGACGACTTGTGCGCTTGTTGTGTTTATATCACCGGCGAATGTTGGAATTGTACTAGAAACTGAGTTTATCGAATTCGCTTGGTCTACGATTAATACTCCAACATTTTTATTACCAAGAATCGCCGTATAACCCAATGTTAGATTATATGCTGGATTAGTCGACGGCGCTATGATAATATCTCCAGTATAATTACTTGGTACTGAAATTTTATCTTGTGCGATGCTAATGACAGGAATCGAGGTAACTCCTTGATTCAGACTGACTAATTTATATTTCATCACCTGAGTTTCGTCGGACACCGGCTCAAATACAGGCGTATTTCTTATGGCAATGTCATAGAATGCGCTACCATTTGGATGATTTGGTTGATAAAGCGTATAATCGATTTCATCATCGGCTACTGAGAATGATGTGATGTTAAGATTTCCATTCTGAGCCAAAAGTTCACGTCCCTTTTTGGTGAGAATCGCGTCCACTGTAATTGTTTGATTGTCTATATATGCCATATGAGTATCTCTCTTCTGTATAAGTATTCCTATAAATATGTTTTTCCTATGTTTTTTACTTTTTAACTTTACTTATATTACTTGATTTTATTTGATTTAAAAGTATTTGTGACTGATTTATGCTATTTTGTATAGTCGTGACTGTCGGCGATTTAACAGTAGAACTACTGTTAGTGACTTGACCGCTAGTTGGCGATGGTATATTTTGAATCACAGGCGACGTATTTATAATTTTTATGTTACTGGTATTCAATTGTGTTACCGGACTCGTTCCGTCATTAATACCGTCTGAGTTTACTGTCGTGGACATCGTATTTTTACCTTTTGTAAAAATTCCCATATTATATGTTCCGAATTTGGATTTCGAAAATTGTTGGGATTTGTGAGTATAGTGATTTTTGGGATAACTTTTAACCAATTCAAAATATTGACCGTCGTCTAAGAAATTCAAATTAATCGGAGTCAATCCTGGTATAGGAATAGGGTTAGAATATGATGTGCTGATATTACTGACCGTTTGGTCAGGAGTATTCAAGAATGTATTTACTTTATGTAAAAATGAATTGTCTACGCCATCATAGGTATAAGATAGACTGGATGAATCGTATATTGGTAAATAAACTAAATCTGTAAAATATACAAGATTTCTCATATAATGTTCATCAATAATAACATATTTATATAAATAAACCGAGGCGGATGACTGTGTATTGTCTAATGGATTTTCCGAATGACAATAGTTTCCGGCTTTAGAGTAATAATGATATTTGTTCCAAAGTTTCATCATGTAGTAAATGGTTTGGTGATTGCCTCTATTTGACCCAGAAAAGAATTTCGTTGGATAATTTACTCCGTGGTCTGGACCTATTACTAATCTACCATCACTATTAACATCGTTGTTATATGTCACCGACCCGATTATAGGTTTTGTATAGTTGAGTGGCAATGGACCGGTTGATGATGTTTCCCATAATCTAGGCAACAATTCAAAATCAGGATAAAATCCTCTCTGAATATTGTCCATACAATCATTATAATATCCGTCGTTGAAATTTGCCGGCCAATTACGAACAGGGTTTCCGATATATTTTATATCAATTGTATTCTGATAATTTGGTGGCAACGAATTCAACATTGATAATTGTAGGGAACTTGAATTTTGACCTGTATTTACCGATGAAAAATCCGTATTAAAATTGGCCCATAAAAGACCAGAATCGAAGTTATAAATATTGTTTATGACGCCGGGATTTTGGTATGATACACATACACTAGATGTTATTGGTCTATTTTGATATTTAGGTCTTTCTAGAACTGTCGGTTCTATTATCACTCCCGTATAAGAATTGGCCCTAGCAGGCAATACATTCTTTATAGCTTGAAAAATTGATTTATCAAAATAAAATTTATAAACTGTCAATAATTCATTGAAATATGTTTTCTTATTTCCATTGGAATTATATTCGGAATTTTTATTTCTCAGGTCGTAGTATCGGTCGCTATATAGATTGGATGGGTCGCCAATCATATTCATTATACCATTATTGCCGACGTATCTTAAAATGTCTTTATTTTTAGAATCTTGTGGGTCAATAAAAAATCCTAATTGATTAGATTCCCCTGAAACTGTGATTGTAGGTTCATTGGTAGACCTGTTAAATGCATCTAATCTAGAATCCAAATCGTAAGTTATTTTACGAATTTTATTATTTTTATATTTATTTGGCCCAAACTTCGAGGCATCAATATCTTGTTGATATGTTAGTTCATCAAATTGATATGGATATACCGATTGAGAAATCCACTGACATGTAGGGGCGCCAACCCACGATGCGGAGAATGCGTTACCTATTACTTGTGGGAAGTTGTAAGCTATAATATCCACCGACCCCGTTGGATAATATGACAACCAACGGTTGTTTATTATGTTTAAAGATGCTGAATATAATGTCGGGTTTTTTGTCGTCAGAGATGCGTCGGTATAATAGTTTGGAATATTGTAATATGCCGATTCATTATTGACCCACACTTTACCGCCATTTGCATTCATATTTTGTGGATAATCCCAATTTAATCTTATCCACAGATTTTGATATGCCGCCGAACCGCTATAACCATACGAATTCAAGTCGTTGACATGTTCTTCAAAATCTTTATCATCCAGAGCTATGTCCCATATAGATAATTTATCCAAAGTACCTTCAAAATTTCCATTGGATAGTCTGAATCTACCCCACTGAGAAAACACGGAATTATCAGTTTCGTATAATATTACACTCGACGTCGAATAGAAAATTTTTCGTCCATTTTCATTTCTTTGAACGGTTAAATCATACTCTAATGGGACTAAATTTGAACCGGTAGTAGGCTCGAATTGTGAAAATGAATCATTACGTCTGACCATCACACTGAAAATGTCTCCATTGAATATAGGTAATGTACTACTGGTAATTGAAGCTCCGGTAGAACCAGAACCAAATTGAACCATCAGTTTTCCTGTGTATTGTCCAGGAACTTTATAAAACCCAACCGTCCAATTGAAATTCGCTGAGCTAGAATATGGGTATGGAATACTAGTAAATAATGGTATATATTTATAATCTGAATAATCCGCGTCAGTATTAACTGAAAATTTCAATTCAACTGTTTGTGTGGAATATGGTATAGGCCCTTCAACGTAATCGTTTACGTCTGAGAATTTTAACATATAAGTCTTCTCATCTAACGTGTAAGTAGGTGTAGTATTATCCGAGTAATCAGTTCCACCATATTCCCTAACCGTAATCATTGAGGACGGTAAACCATAACACGTCATTAAATAATTTACACACTCTAAAGTTCCTTTGGTTTTATAAATTCCAGGCAAATTTACAAGAATGCGGTTCCAAATGGTTTGTAATCTTTCTTGTCCTGATAAGGCATCATAGGATGCCGAATCCATACTATTAAGATATACTTCATCGATATCCAACGAACCTATAATATCATCAACATTCCAACCGAATGAATACAACATTTCTTTTAATGTATTTATAGGAACACTGGATGTTAATTCATTTTTAACTTGTCTCTCAACTGGCATGGCAGAGATGTATGTGTAGATATTATCAAAATGATGTCCCGCCATATTCAAAAATGTCAAATAATCTATATTATTTGAATCGTCCGTAATATATTGTGGAACGTTTGCCAGTAGACTATCTCTATTGGTTGAATCATAATTGGAGGCTACTACATCGGCGTCATAAACATAATTGGGATTATAAAAGGAGCCTGATGCTGTTGAATATTTGTAATTTCCACTATTAAAAAGATAAGAATCATATCCATCAAATGAATTTACTATGTCACTTATTTGTGTAGTTATGGTGGACTGTTCTTTAAAATAATATTGATATGGTGTGGATGATGATAATGATGAATTATATCTGTTATTTAATTCTACAAGAGAATCATTCAACACCGTCCATTGGATAATTTTCTTCTTAAAAATATCAAGTCGGCTTTTAACGGAAGAAAATACAATAAAATTTGAATAGTCGGAATAATCCGTGTTCAATTCCACCATATTTTTATTTATTTGAATTGAATCGGATGTGGTTGGAGTGTACGATAAATCGTTAGAGGAATACGTCTTATTTGAATTTTCTACATTTATTAAATTCTGAGAAGCTCCAAAATTTGCAGATGAGATTTTTATGGTCTGATATTTGACTGGATTTTGAAGAATTGCAGTAAATACATACGGAACCATACCATAATTAGAAATCCAACAAGAATCCTTGATGGATATATCAGACGGTAATTCCGCCGATAATTTTATAACCAATGTCAGTGGGTCTGATGCTGATATTCTTTCATCTATATAATCCGAATTTAATATTGAAAAATATTTATTATTTCCAAAATTTAAAACGTTTTTAAAATACCCAAAATATTTAGTTTCATAACTATTTTTTAACGGAGATACTGCTATATCATAAAAATAACCAACAAAGAAGTCATAACAAAATTGTATAGCCTCCAATTTTCCCTGTTCGTTAGAATTTACAAATTGACTGAATCGTTCGGTCAATCTTGCATTTACAAATGATACATATTTATCTCTAATACCATCAAAATCTGCAATTTGTTCATAGTTCTGTAATAAAAAGTTGGTCTGATATGTTTTTATTCCTTGAATCCTTGTAATAATTGACTGTTGGTTATTGTTTATAACCGACGTATATTTTACATAATCTTCATAAAGATTTTTTAAGAATGTTACAACCGAACCGTCATCAGGTAAAAAGAATGCAAATTTTAGAAAAGATATTCCGGTAGAATATCGGTCTAATGAACTCATAGTTCTGTAGATGGTATCATATTGAATATTTTTGTATATTGATAATAACACAGAAGCCACGTCACGTATAGGAAATTTCTTTACACAGAACGAGTTATATTGTACATCGCCACTTCCATTGGAAGGTATCAACTTAATTTCAGTACGGGATGTTGAAATGTCTTTAATTGTAAGCGACGACGAAATATTACCGGCCATCTCTCTTACAAAATTATAAGATAATGAATAATTCCCATCTACAATTCCTATATTACTTAAATCGTCTGCGGGTTGTAATAAAATCGATTGATTTTTATAAACGGTAAATGGATTTACTAATTGATTGTATGAGTAACTGTTTGGGGTATTTAAATTATCCAAATAAGTTAAAGTAACCGTTTGAAATGTTTTATCTTGATAAAGAATACCATAATTTTGTAAAGTCTGGTCTACGGTAGAAAACGCACTAACCTCTATTACATCATTTGGGGAGAGGCCAAACCATATATCAGAACTCTGAGATACATAAAACAATGCCGTATCAGCTTCACTAAGAAATGACCCTGATTGGATGCTTCCTGTATATTCTCCTAATACTGCGTATGGTAATGACATATTTTTAACCTAATGGTGATGATTGTAATTCTATTGGTATTGGTAGGTACGGATAGGAATTTGAGAAGTCATTCGTCGTCGAACCTTGACCCAATTGAATTCTAAGACCTATAATTATATTTTTAATTGATTGTATGTCAGCCGACCCAGTATCCATTTCACTGATAGAAATTAATGACTGTAGCTGTCCTTGTAATTGATTATTTTGATTTGTTATTTCATTTATTTGGTCTATTGCCGCTTGTGGAAATGTGACCACAGAACCGGTGACTTTAATTGGAATAAACTCCGTAAATGTTGAATCGTAAAATGACAATACTTTAGAATTATTATAATTATAATTTCCTAATGGCAATGAGAAGTAAACCTGCTGAAATACAGATGATGATGGATTTAAAATTTCGTTACCTACAACGTCGAATATATAGTTGTACGTACCATAATTTATAAAATCTGTTATTTGTTGACTAAAATCTGTCATTTTATCTCACAATCTTAAATATGTTATCCTTATCAAAGGTATATATAGTTCCATTATCCTCAACTCTGATTAAAAGTCTAAAATACCTTTCCTGTGGGTAGCCTGTGGTGTCTAATAGGAAATAATTTCCCGTCGAATCACAACTTATCCTGGTATAATTATCAAACCCAAGTATTATTTCTTCGGTTTCGTTATCTTTAATTTCATAATATGATGATGATGGTAAGTATTGTGGGGTCAAAAACTGCGTGAATTGTGTTTGTCGGTTGAAATTCTTAATTGGAAATTCCTGACGAGCGAACACGTTTATTTTAATTATATCGCCTGCATTAATCGTTGTAGGCATATTTTGAATTACTGCTGTAAATGGTTTTTTGGTGTCAATTGGAGTTAAACTAGATGATATTAAATTTAAACTTCCGGTATAGAAATAACTAGAACTTAATATACTACCAGAAAATGGAGCGTGGATACTAATACCCATCAGAGGTCCTGAAGTGAACACTCCATCAAAAATACCATAATTATTAACTCCATAACTAGATGATAAGTGTGTAATTCCTCCAAATGCCTGACCATTAACATAACTTCCTGTGAACCCTACCATTATAGCGGATGGATACATTGGAATAAATGGATATGATGCGTTAATGTTAGTACCATTAATCATATATTGATTCCAACTGCCGACTAGATTTCCGTATCCAAGTATATACCCATTAATCAAACTGGACGTAAATGTACTTCCACTAAATATACCAGATTCTAAGGTTCCCATTAAAAATGACGATGTTACTTGATACGATGGGTCGCAATTTGACCCAGAAAATCCTGGTCCAAATTCTTGTTGATATACGTGGTCACTAGTCCAATCATATTGATTAAATTCATTAAATGCGTGACCCCAACCGTATATATCGTGTCCTTCATACTGAGTTTGATTCTGTCCACCTGAATAATTAAATCCAGCATTAAACTGAGGTGTACAAGATTGACATGTTTTTATTACCGTGGCGATTGAACTACTAATAGACCCCGAAAAATTTCCGACGATTGACATACTTAGTATTAATCCATTCACTCCCATCGCCGCCATTATTCCACTGGCATAGACAGTCGTAGTGGATGATGTGGTAGACGTTTGAATATCAAAACTATAAGAAATACTAGATGACTGTATCATACTAGAAACTCCTGTAAATCCACCATATAATGCGCCGTTTATCACACTATTATTTGAAACTATGCCCATCAAACCCGCGTCAACTGATGTTATGTTTGCGCTGGATGTTGTTATACTTCCGGTCGACCAGGAAAAATCATCATTCCAAGATACATCTAATCTAGGTTCGTAAATCGTATTAGTATCTTTACTAAAGAAATAAAGTCCCATACCTGACCCTGTGGTAGAAAACTCGTCACTACTTACAATTAAAAATCCATTGTTTTGAGACCCGCTATAAATCCAACCATTTACTATGTTAGTAACATCCATGTAAACATCTCCGACCTGATAATTGAACTGTTGCGATGCGACCGATGATGTATCATATGAAGAGCCTGTTACATCCCAATTTAATTGGTTGGTTGTATCTCTGTAAATCCAACTAGCTCCATCTAAAGAGCCGCCGTCGGATACATAACCAGTACCCATTACCCAACTTTGTAGTATAGGATATGCATAAATCGAATATTTGATAGGCAATTCTTCTTCTCTAGCTACATTCAATTTTAATGAAAATTGTGGATTTGATATATCTCCCTTTACTATAGATTCTGAAATTTGGTTTAAATCAAATTGAATCAGAGCCCTATTAACATATATCAAATTCTCTATGACCGTATTTTGTTGGTTTAATATATCTTCACCGACTAAATTTCCTGTAAGAATTTTTCCTGAAAATCCGGCCACAGAACCATTGAAATAATCCACATAAGATGCTAATAATATGCCGGATACGCTGCCGGTGATACTGCCGCTCATACTACCACTAAATCCATATACAGTAGAACCATCGACGTCTCCTGTAAAATACGATGTATAAATCGTGGACATGCTGCTGGATATTGTTCCAATTGCAACTGATGATGTCACATTTGATATAGATGCGTTAATAATTGAACCGGAAAACCCAGATACACATATAGGAGCCGATGCGGACACTTCTGCTGTACGAGTCGGTAATATACGATTTACTGTTGTGACTTTCGTACCAACTCGTAAAATCTCATCTAGACCAAAGCTACTACTGGCATAGCCGATTGTGTTGGTTATAAACGTGTCTTGAGATGGATAAATAAAATGATGCATATTACAATACAGTTCCTCGTATATCACTATTCGGATATTTGATTTCAAACATTGATGGGTCCAATGATGGATAAATTACATCATTCTGAGTTGATGCTTTTATATCATATTCAACGGAAGAATAATTTCCTCCGTTGGTCGTTAATGGAGTTAGATTTACAATATTTAATGATGCAATTGTCTGTACACCTTCAATGTTGGCCATCTCCAATCTTAAACTATTAAGATTGATTGCCTGTGAAAATTCCCACCGACTAATGTCAAAGAAATTTTTAATGGTTGATATAACATTTGATAATACGTCTTTTTTATTATACCCCTTAAACGTTGTTATAGAAAAATTAACTCCTATATTAATTATATATCCGTCTATAATATTTATACCATCCGTTAACATTCTGTAACGTTTCAAATAAGTTAATAAATTGGATGTTAACGCTTCATTAACTTGGGTTAGATTTTGATTTTCATCATATGATAGAACATACAAGTTTACGGCAAATGGATTACTTCCGTCGTATGCAATATTTCTAAAATAATTTTGAGTGTTGTTGTTATTCACAGTCGCCGTGTTATTAGAATCTATAGTTCCTGTTAAAATTTGATTTTGATTCACGGTTAAACTGTTATATGTGATTATTTGGGCCTTGGCAACCGAACCGTATTTAGCAGGCAATGCATATATTCTTGCCAAATAATCGTCTTGAGTGACGACTCGATTTTGAGCGGCGAATGCTGCTATAGCATTTTGACGTATATTATCATTACTCTCAGGTCCTGCGCCGCCGACTGTGGCGATGGAATTGTTCACTCTCAACGACGTTTTAACTGTATTCAATAGATTAACTTGTTCAGGAGTAAGCCCGTCTACGGTGTTATTAATATTTATAGAATCAACGTTAATCACAGAATTAGATGGAGAATTGGACTGTATTCCACCTCCTATTGTATAAGTGACTGTTAGAGTTGTATTTTGTGGAGCCAATCCATACGTGTCATTTTTAAGAAAATTTGACGGGTCTAATGATAAATTTAAATTGTTTATATTAGATAATCCGACTCCGACTTGTTGTGAACTTAGATTTATTATTTCATCTGCGAATCCGTCAGTTCCTGCGCCAAATTGTAAAAATGTCATGTTATTCTCATCCACATTTTTTGTAAATCGTCTCGAAGTTTTTAAATAATCTAAAATATATGGTACATAACCTTGGTATTGTGATAAACTTCCTTCAAATGAATCCGTATTAGGAACGTCAGATAACACCATTTCCTGAGCCAAGAAATCCACTTCATACCATATATTATTATCTGCGTCGGTAACATTTAGTATTTCTAAAACATTAGTTTCATTCAAATAAAGATTTAAATATGGTTGTATTGTACTGACCGTAAATGTCTTTGTGACTGTTCTTCCAGAACGAACATTAGCAGATTTTTGTAATAAAAAGAATGTAGGAACTCCGGTAGAATCTCTTTGATATACAGATGACGTTAGTGGAGATAAACTTGTATTTACTGAGAAGTCAACTGATGTAGATGTCAAAAACGATGCTCCTACATTATTAGACACCTGCATATTCTCTTGAATGCTTAATGCGTAATTGTTATCTGGTATATAATTTCCATTATTATCGGTAGTGGATGGACAAATTTGAAATAAATCTACCTCGCCGACTGCTCCTTTGGCTGGTGATGTAGTATAACCTAAATATTTTGCCAAGGCTATTATGTTCTTTCTTTCGGTTGTATTGTAAAAAAGACCTTCTTTGAACGTATAGTCGGTATAATATGATAAAACGTCGCCTACATACGATGCCATGTCAATAAACATCATGCCGGGGGCAGCATCCGTGAAATCCGCATAAGTATTAGGATAGTAATATTTAGCAAAATTGATTAAATTATCTCGGAACGATGAAAAATCTTTGTTAAGATATTTTACCTCTTTACTACCCGGTTTAAATGATTTTTGTGTTGTGGTGGCCATATTACAATGTCGTATTATTGATTGTGACTAATACCGTATCAGTTTGTTTTGTCAAATTGACCGTAAACGTCACAGCAATCTGTAACATATAAATATCCCTGTTTGAACTTATTTGGTCAGTTGTTAGTAGGTTTGCTGTTATATCTACAACGGTCACGTTTGGTATCCACGTTAATATGTCTTCATTTACTATATTAATGGCCTGGTCTTTCAACGTATCTACGTTTTGTTCGAACACCAAATTCCAAAGTCTGGTTCCAAATGTCGGTTGAAATCGTCTTTCACCTTGACGAGTATTCAATAAATTGATAATATTAGTCTTTACTTGTGTAAGAGTATCAAAGGATTGATTAAAAAACCCACTATTACCATCTTGAATTGGTATAGTAAGACCTATCGGTTTAGCCGTCGTGGGGTTTATGATGTTTGTTGCCATATTATCCGCCCATAATTGTTCCTGGATTTATAAATCCACCACCACCACCTCTTTTCTGTTCGTCCATTTTTCGCATAACTGCTCTAAAATCCTTCTTAAATACACCCTTTAAAACGTCTGGAATTTCTGCCCCAGAATCTAATACCGATTGTTGTTGTGGAACTGGAGAACTATTAACCATTTGTTTCAAGAAACCTAGATTCGTTGCGGGTTCTTGAGTTTCTATCCCAACATTCTCATTTTGTCCAATTCGGTCAAATCCACCATCCATTAATTCAGCCAATCCAGAAGTTAAATCTCTAGTTCTCTGTAGAGGTTTTGAATGTCGGGCCGTTTCGGCTAATACCGAGTTATATTTTGGATTTTTAGTGTGTATTATCTCTGGAATTTCTTCCTCTACACCTTCGGTGAGTCTCTGGGCGTCATTGGATTTTATTTCCTTGACCATTTCAACTAATACCTTACCCATAACTTTACTTACTTCTTCGGCCACAGCTTTTCGTACTTCTTCTCTGACCAATCCTCTTATCGCTTTTTTTAGTTCGTCTATTTTCATATATGTATGTGTTTATTTATGATTAACTCCCGACCATCCTCCGGGAACTCCATCCCCCGATGACGTCGAGATTGATATCGGAGGTTTTCCTCCAGAAATATTTTTTCCATTTTGTCCTGGAGCGAACCCGCCACCAACCACGAATACTCTTCTACTCATAAGCGATTTAAGCGTATCTCTCAATATTTGTAATTTCATATATTGTACGGTTGTTTGTGTTTGTATCGGATTAGGATTGCCAACATCCCCGCCCTGCGCATCAGGATGTGTATGTTTATATAGATGAGTATGTTCCAACATCCAGTTACACATATCATACAACCAATTCACAGTCGTTTGACCTAACAAAACGGGTTCGGCCGTTTGATTATACTCTCCTAAATAAATAGCCGGGGAATTCAATACCGTTTTATTATTTGTTGTAATAACAATTTGATTATGGGCGTCTATAGTATACTCGTCATCAGTAACAAATGCCATTCTTCGTTTAGAATAATGGAACATTTCATTCTTTTTTGATGAAATGACTATTCTATCGCTATTAATTACTATCTGGTCCCCTGTAAGTTTTGGATATACAAACGTCGTGGCTCCTGGCGGCTCGAATGTCGATTGTTCTTCTCCGACACCAAACATTGACTTATAACACGTAGTCTTATACCCACTCAACGTTACGCCTGATGTTATGTGGATGGATGACCCATCATTATTAACATCTTCTAACATATAACCACCTACGTTCTTTTCATCGACATTACTCTTATCTAACGGTCTTTGGCGGTTACGTATAATAATCATTGGATTTCCGCCACCAGCTTCTTTTTTAGAAGATGGATTTATTACGCCACTTCCTTTATAGTCGGTATATCCTACGAAATCTGAATTATATCCTTTGTCATTATCTCTATTATCGTCATAAGACGCAAATCTAATAGATTGTCCGAATCTACTTTCAAATACTAAGTCACCTTCTCGTCTTTTAATTGAACGAATTCTAGGATTATAAGTGAAATATCTTCCTAATGCCCCTGAATATCCGATACTACCTAATGAATTTAATTTTGATAGTGGGCCGACATATGGGACTTTTGGGTCTGTGGTTTTTAAAACTAATTCACGATTTCCCTGTACTATCGAATTTTTAGAATCCCTAAATCCACCCGCAGAAATTTCAGAGTTGAAATCTGCATTTGCATTTGGTGTATTAAATGTGTTTATTTTTTTTGTATAGTAATACTGACCAAGATAAAAAACAACACCCACAGTCTCATTTAATATTGGATATTCTGACGTATTTGAGTCTAATGGCATCGCCCAAATTAAATCTTCTTTCTCTACATTCATCTGACTATAAACGAGTCTTACCAATACTCTACCAATCCAAGTATAATCTGGGTCATCTTTATCTGGTTGTTTCCCATTAATGCTTACCGGCCATTGGTCTGGATTTAACTTAAATCTACCGTTGGTAAAATATGGGTGGGTTTTATCTAATATAATATCGAGAACTATGGCTGGTTCTATTTCATAAAATTCATCCGACGAAGTAGACCTATTTTTACTAAGTCTATTTGATAATGATGTTACATCTAAGATTGGAGACGATGTACTAGATGGTTTATTCCAATATGACATATAATTATTTGTCTTTAGATATCTTAGTCACGGTTATAGGAGTTCCGTCAGCTATATTATTGATACTGGCCATTAGTTCTTTCTTTTCTTCTTCACTAAGACCCAACGAACCTCCACCGGCTTCCGATGAAGCCTGCGCCGACATAATTCTCTGACATATTTGAGCTAATTTTACGAGATGTTCATCGTTGGAAATGCCAGCATCAATGTATTGTTTAATCAGAGGGAATACTTGCATGGCGTCATTGATGGTTTTAATCATGGGACGTAAATCGGATATCATGACTTCAATCTGCGTTTTACGAGCAGATTGATTAGTCACGATATCTTTACACAAATCCTTGAAAGATTTGCCATTATATAAGTCTAAATCAATATCCATACGTCTATAAATAGAACCATATGAATGTTTATTAGACCTTAATGTAATTTTCAGTATTTATAGACCCACGATTTATATAAGAACGGGAGATATTATTCTGATATTGTTTCATCTTATTGATGACTTTCGTTATTTGTTGGGTCTTACATGTAGAAATTTCTCTAATATACAAATACAGAGCCTTTTTATTAAAAGCGTCTATCCTCTCAGACGAACGAAATAACTCAATAACGGCGTTGGCAATATCCAAATCTCGTTGTTTTGTGAATATCTTATTCACATTATTTTCCCAAAATTTTATCATTAAATTGATAAATTCACGCATTTCCGCGTCTTTATAATGGGTGTCTTCGGTCTGTAACTGAACGGTGTGTTCGTCGTGTTCTTCGCCTATTTCAACGTGTTGATTACGTCTTTTATAGTTAGAATTATTCAATGCTATTAAATAATGTTTTGCAATAATGGAGAAATATGCAAATGCTTTACCTTTACCGGCTTCAAATTTGTGTATGTTAGATACTAAATGAGATACGGTTTCTCTCTGAGCATCTAATGGACTTGTCTCAAAATAACTGAATTTAAAGGTATTAAAGATGTTTTCCACCAATTTTTCAAATGGATATTTAATTTTTGTATTGTAAATATCCTCTCTATATTGGATATCCTCCGATGCATTGTATTTTATAATATTATCTTCTGTCTCTTGTGTAAAATACATTCTATCTGGAGAGGTTCCGCCTTTACTTTTTCTACCACGTTTCTTTGGTAATGTTATCGGAACGGCAACAGTAGTAAGAATTGGAGTCGCAATAGGGGGTACGACTGTCAAAGAGATTGGTGACTCTGTTGTTTGTGTAGGAGATTTTACCTTCTTGGTATATTTTCTTACAACCTTAGGTACGGTCTTTTTTTGTTTTTTAATAACAACTTTAGATTTCTGTACACGATGATTCTTTAGGACTTTTTTCTTTTTCATAGAAAACTTATTCTCCTTCTTCTGTGGTTTCTTCTGTCCTATCGTTGAGACTCTTTATAAGGAGCATCATGTCTTGGAAAACTACACCAACGTCATCATCCTTCTCGAACATTTGCTTGTCATCAAGCAATTTCATATGAGCCCAAATCTTAAATACTTGGGTTCGCCAGTCGGATATCCAATTAGAATAAATTTCATTTATCACTAACTGTCGTTCGCCTGCTCTCCAGAAGAGGACGTTGGCGACGATAGATACTGTTAACAATACCGATAATAATATAACTAAAAAAACTAGCATAATGCTTATTCTTCTTCGTAATGGGGTTCGTCTTGAAATTCTTGAACGTATTCAAGAGCATCGTTGACTGAATCCCAATCATTTCTTTTTATGGCTTTGTTTAACAACTCTACTATATTATTTATATCTGTTTGATTCATCGTAGATTACGCTTAAGTAATCGTGACATATATAGTTTAGTAATTAACCAAATGCTCAAAAATTTTAACTTTCTAAGTTTAGTACATAACTTACCATTTGTCAAGTATCAAATTAACTAATTTTGAACATACTTCTAAAAAAATCACTCATACCATCCGTTGAAGATGGGGTGGTGGAATCATTTAGTTTTTCTATTATTGGTTCTGCGGGTGTAGTAATAATCGTCTCGGCAGATTGTAATGGAGTGGAGATTGGTGGTTCTGGCTGTGTTGGCGGAGGTTGTACGACGTTTGTTTGTATCTGTGGTATTGTCGGTTCGTTTGGTGGAGTTATGATATTAATCGATTTGTCTTCTTTTTTATAAGTCGCTACATTGTATGCTAATATTAAACAAATAGCTAATGGGTCAAAGACAAAAATAATTGTAATTATAAACCATCTGGCCACAGTGTCCAGTGGTAATTTTAATGCATCTGCAACAAATTTAAATGTCTGAACGTCTTTTTTACCAGCAGTTCCCAGTTTTAATTGATTGATTTGGTCATCTATCTTAGCTACACCATCAATTGAATCTTGTATTTTTACATTTTCATCCTTGATAGTTTTGTCGGTATCACTAATCAAATCGACGTTTTGTTGTTGAAGTTGTCTTAGTTGTACAGGATTTCTTGAAATATATTCATTAGTTAATATCTGAGACATCCTAGATTCTTCTGATTCGCGCAATTTTACTAAATCATCTATTCTTTTCTTAGATGCGTCGATTTTATCGTGATAATAAGTTTTTTGGTCTTGTATGGCGACTATTTTATCTTGAGTTACACCGAATTCAATTGAAGATTTTTGGAAAGCTGCTGATAGATATCCGAAAATACCTAGTGATGTAATAATCATTAGTATCAAAATTGCAGATACTAAATAAGATTTTAACAATAATGTACATTCAGACCAATATCGATATAAGAATGTAGTACCTACTAATTTTCCTATTTCAAGAGTTGATGCCATCACCATAGCTGATATGGATGCTCCTGCAAATAACGTTGCAATTCCATATACACTAAAAAATGCAGAACAAAATGCTATTAGTAATGCTGAAATTCCCAATACCATCGGAAATTTTGACGGCGGCAATAATTTATCTTTCATTTTATATAAATTTTTAATAATATCCGATAATATAACAATTTATATAATCTACTCTACAGATATCAAATAATGTTATGAAACTTCCTGATAACGCGGATGTATCAAATGGAAAAATGGCCTGATTTGATACGATATAATGTTGGTCGCCGGATGCTGGAGTAGAATTTATTAAATATAAACTAGCGGCTTTAGATGAACTAATTGAAGTTATAACGTGACCGGTTCCACCACCAAGGCCGCTGGTGGACGCATACATAATAAGAGCCGATGCTGAGACAATCCAAGGATAACTTGATGCTTGAATCGTAACTATAGAAGATGATGTCGTATTAGATGTATTAGTCGGAACTGTAGTATTAAAAATTATCGGCGTTATAAATTTTGGGCCATAAACCGCTGAAGATACATAACTAGCTGAACGAGCGTTCAACGATGAAGATGCCCACGATGCCGATGTGGCTGATGTGGCCGATGTTGCAAATAATGCCGAGTTCGCTTGAGTAGATGAACTGGCATACGAAGAACTTGTAGATGTGATACTCGAATTCGATGTAATAGATTGACTTGCAAATGAGGCAGATGTAGACGTAAATGAGGCAGATGCCCAAGACCCTGATACTTGAATTGGAGTAGTTTGTGCGAATGATGCCGATATTGATTTACTAGATGTAATCGAATATGAGGCGGTCGATGTATTTGGATAAATTAAATTACTGGAAGTTAACGATGTCGACGCAAATGACGATGAACATGAATTGTCACTAAAATTTGAATGTGATGCGGATACTGATACTAATGATGAACTAGCGCCAACAGATGCTGATATCCAATTACCGACTTGAGTAAATGTGGTTCTATACGTGGTTAATGATGAACTCTGAACTAATGGTATAAAATCACTAGAACTTATAGAAAATAATGGATTTAATCCGCTTATTGGTATGCTTATATTTGACATAATTAATATCCTATTACTTGAAAATTCATTCCCCAGGGTTCGTTCGGCGTGTTATCCCACGTCCCTTGTATTGACATAGTAAACGATGTAGTCGACCTATTATTTAACATAGAGTGAGTTTGTGGTAAAAATACAACACCTACCTCAGCTCCATTTGTACCGGCAATTTCCCACGCATTACCGACGATGATATAATTCGTTGTATTTATTGGATTTAAAAATGTTACGCCGTAACAGAATTGAGTATGGTTAGACCCGGAATAAATTGCCAAAGTACCAAGAGAAACCACAGAACTAATATTACATCCAGTAACTATAGTTAATGTATCCGTATCTTTATTACTAGCATCGCTTCCCGTAACCATGGCAAATGCTCTAAGTGATGGAGTTCCTAATGCGATATAACTGGCGGTATCCGCGTTTATGGTAGTTGTAGATTGTCCGGCAGTTGTGGCAAATGTTGCAAAATTTGCAGTCGCTGACGTTCCAGAACTGATTGAGTAATTCGATGTATCGGATGATACGGCATGTGATGCTGATGTTGAGTTACTTGATATAATAGAATATGATGCCGACGTTCCATTCATTGAATATGACGCTGTTCCATTCGGTAATCCACTATAAAACAAATTTAACGTGGTAGTAGATGAATCTGCCGAATTAGCTTTAACCGAATATGAAGATGTACCATTTGGTGTACCAGTATATTTCAGGAAAGATGCGGTATCGGCGCTAGGCATAGTAGTTACACAAAATGCCGAATAACTAGCTGTGTCGGATTGTATAGCATGAGATGCTGATATAACTGTACCGGCGTAACTAGATGATATTGATTGACTGGAAATTGTTGCAACTGCAACAATTCCATGTATATTAGATGAGTCTATATAAGATGCGGTGTCTGCCAGCGTGGCTTTGTATGCCGGGAAACTTCCACTATTTTCTACAAATAATAGAAGTTGACCCACCTCTAATTGCTTAGATTCTCGTTGGCTTGTATCAGTTACGAAGAATACATCATTTGATTGTATATCAGTCGCCGCCAATGACAATAATTCAGACACCCTCTTATTTTGACTCATAACAAATAAATATACGATTAAATAGTTTTTTTGACTTTTTTTATGATGAATTTGACTAGAGCGCTTCTTACTATATCATCTTCTGTGAATTTAAACACATGGATTCCGTTAGCTCTTGATTCCTCATCATCAAAATAAGATATCATTTTTATAAAACCACTCTTACCGTTAATATCTGATTGGTCAGCGTCACCTAATATAAATACTTTACTAAATTCGCCTGTTCTGGTTATCAATGTGAATAGTTCTTTCACGGTCATGTTCTGAGCTTCATCAGAAATTATAACCTTAGCATTCCAATTCAACCCTCTTAGGAACCCTACAGGAACAGAAGATATTCTTTCTTCTTTTTTAAGTCCCTCAATTTCTTGTACCGGTAGTAATTCCATCAACTTGTCAACTAACGGAGCTAGATAAGGAGCCATTTTATCGTCTGCTTCTCCTGGTAGAAATCCGAGTTTTGATTCTGACGATTCAACTGCAGAACGAATGTAAATCAAATCACTAACTCTTCTTTCATTTAACATTTGAAGGGCCGCGTATACTGCCATATACGTCTTTGATGTTCCTGCTGGTCCAGATACAAATACTATTTTTGTATCTTTATTCATAGCAACTTCTAAGAATTGCTTTTGTTTATCATTTAATTCTCTTTTGCGAATTGATAATTGATTTTTGATTTTATTACGTTGTGGAATACTCGGGCTTGTGTCCTGAACTTTAGTTTGGTCGATGCGTTTTGTTTTCATCAGTTGTAGTTGTATTTGTGGACTTTTCCTTTAGTGTTTTTTGTAACCTAACCACCCTTGTACAATGTTCATATGTTTCATTTTTCATATAATATGAATATATGTTATCAAGATTGGTCAAATAATCTTTTTCTGATAATGTTATTACAAAATCAGAATTTTTGAATTGGAATACTTCAACGAGAGGTAAGTTATGTTCTAAGGCGAACTCAATGATGTTTACAACTTGTTCCATCATATCAACTTTGAATTTTTGAGAAAAAGATTGCAAGTCCTTATTTTCAGACGGTAGGACATATAAAGACGGTGAATCGTTTGTATTCTTTTTTGCTGCCATATCTTTCTCAACATAACTATAACGAAACAAATGCAAAAAAGAAAAACGTGGCAGATTTCTCTACCACGTTTACGTATTAACTTGTATGAATGTTTAGTTAGTAAGTTCGGTCAATCTTTTACTGGCGACCTTCCGCCATTTTCTTACTGTTTTTGGACTAACATTTTTATAATCAGACTCTCCTTTTATTAGAAGATTATTAACTTCTTGTTTAGTCATTGCATTCTCAATTAGATTTGAGAGTCCTGGTTCTGGTGTCGGTTTAAATGCTCCTTCATGTGGAGCATACATAATGGGAGTATTCCCATATTTCATTATCTCCTTCACGGCTGCTTTCTTTTCTTCAAAAGAACTCGAAGAGTTTACAACGGCTCGAATCTCTGCCGATTTTCTACTTTTTGGTGTAGTATTCATGAATTTACCAAATACGATGTTTTTTCTTATCGAATTGTACGATTTCTACTTTCGTCCCATCCGGCCAACGTTTTACGACTTTTTGCCAAAACGTCTTTTCATCTAGCGCTCTCTGTTCGTCAGGATTTGAATAATCTTTGTCGGAAACTCGTAACCCTCCACGAACAACTACGTAACGTGTAGATGCCTGACCAGGAGTCCAAGTTTCTTGTTCCACCAATTCATTAATGGGAATCATCAGATTAGGAACTGCGTCTGAATGTGTCCGTTTTGTTTTTTCATTTGCCATGTTTTTGTTTCCAGTTTTTATACTGCATTCTACTTGTTTTTACTTTATCAGATAGAAACTTTGAAATAACTTCTGCATCTTCTATACTAACTATAACATCACTACCTGAAAGATTTTTACCTATAATCAACTGCCAAATCATTTTTAACCTATCACTAAAACAATATGGGATTGGTGATTGATTCCATATGGAAAAATAAAAAACGGAGGCGATGTCATCACATATGCCGAGAGTATCATTGGTCACTTCTAATACATGTGAGTGACATTCACATCTGACCATCAATACATCCTCATTTGTATTTATTATTGGCATGATTATCAAATTCTCTCTTCATTTTTAGAAAAAAACCATTTATCATATTCGCCACGACAGGCAGAATAATCTGCGCTGTGAATGATTCGTGGTAAATTCGTTTTCAAATATAGGTCTTGGTTATATTGTTTCAAATATTTTTCAGTACCTTCATTGAACAATCCATCTGCCAATTTAATACCGAGATATTCTTTCCAATCATAAACAACTCCGAATTTTTGTAGAAGGAATACGGCTCTATCGGTTACTTCCATATAAGGTAGATTGGGATTCATTTTATAGAATTCGCCCTTTTTGTATTTCCAATCTTGGTCTTGTGGGTAGTAGTATTCACCAAACTCCGGGTCGCCCAATTTACCCAAATCGTGATGCATCGCTGCGAAGACCATCTGTTCATCTGTGAAGTCTATATTACAACCGGCCACTTCGAATAATTTCTTTGAGGCGAATGACATTTTAATGACATTCATGATGTGTTGTAGATATCCGCCGGGATGACAGAGATGATAATGTTCACACATAGCGGCCGGAGCCGTAGCTAATGATAATCCCAAAGAATCCTCATTTTCAGAATACATCTTTAGAAGTTTCGTCTTTCGGTCGCCTTTAAAAACGCTACTTATAAATTTTATAAATTCTTGATAATTTTCTTGAATTTCATTGTCAGTCAAATTTGGTTTGTCAATCATGTGATGATATTATCAGAGTTGTAGAAGATATCAACTTATTTTAAAAGTATGGATTTGCCATGATGCTTTCGACGGTTCCGGACGGCATATCATCAAGAGTCTTTACGAATTCTCTCATAAGACGAAAACTTTGAGGAATCAATTCATCAGGAACATTTGCCACTCTATCAGTATAAACCTTGAGTTGTTTGGCGGCCATTAATGCTGCAAGATGGGTTTTTGCCATCAAGGCATCATGAGAATCGGTAGTAAATTTTTGACCTATTCCGTCGTTTATTTGAACGGTTGAAACGGTTGACCAAATATTCAAGAAATCAGATTCAAGAGTATCTTCTGACAACCAAGTATCATTGCAGGCGGCATACGAGTGTGTGAGAATTGAATTTCTCTTATTGGCAGTTGTTCGTTTTCCAAATAGAGGATGGATACTAGTAACTCTATCGGTGTATTGTAGAAGGATGTCCGTGGACGGTTTTTGAACACTACACACGTTGATTAGGTGTTTATCCCACATCTGCGCAGCCAGACCATGATAGGGCGGAGATAGGTACAGCTAATATAATACTTGGGGCCCCAAATGCTTCCGAGCCAGGGCCTATTTCAAATTTGTCTTTGAGAAGTTCTTTGAGGAATGTTCCAAAAACACCATCGCCTATGATTGTTAGTTTCACAGTTAAATACTAACAGTGTTGTAGAAGGAAGTCAAGAAGATTATAAAATGGCGGTTAATGAGGGAATTGAACCCCCGCCGGACGCAATGCCGGATTAGTTTTCGAAACTAACGTAGCGAACCAACATCTACCTACTAACCAAAATTATTTAGACCAACGGTGTTTTCTGCTATGATATTCCCAACAAATGTTACAATTATTTATTGGTGGAGTTGAGCCGGTATAATCCGTATGAAGAGGACATGATTCCATATCTAATTGAATTCTTAAAGAATCGATATTAAATGGTTTGCCATTTGGTAAGATGAACTTGGTAGTTATCTCAGGTTCTTCTTTTTTAAACCAGTTTCGTATCCAATTAAACATAAAATGGCGGTTGTGATAGGATTCGAACCTACGGGCCGGCTTTCACCGAACCTCCTAATTTCCAATCAGGTGCCTTATAGCCACTCAGCCACACAACCAAAACGGTGAGTTATAATATAAATATATCAAATGATATTATAACATCAAAAAGAAAACACCAACCAAAAATGGAAGGTGTTTTATGAAACTGGCTGGGGATGAAGGAATCGAACCTTCGTCTATCGGTTCAGAGCCGACTGTAATACCATTATACAAATCCCCAATAAAGACAACTTAAAGTTTCTTTGCATCAGTAGAGACTTCTGCCACTACTGTTTTTGCGGTTGTTGCCACTACTACTGCATCGGCCACTACTTTATTGACTACTGCGACGTGTTTACGTCCGACCAATACGCCGACGATAAATGTTACAACACCGACAATGGATGCTACTATTACGATACTCATATTTTTTCCTTTATGTTAATTGTTATTTCAACAAACCATTGGGGTTTGTGATAATAAATATGACAATATAAGTATAAAAACTTACAAAATTGGTGGAGCCGCCGAGAATCGAACTCGGGCCTTTTCATTGCGAGTGAAACGTATTCCCACTTTACCACGGCCCCCATAAACTCCCTCACAAGAGGGAATTGTATCTTCTCATAATATAGAAGACTAGATACAGAATTTTAAGGTTATCTCCTGGACCATTTTTACAACTTATCCATTGTTGAGTGGTCTTTTTACAACTTTACTCTGTTGGGCGTTTTTACAGTAGTCACTGCTACCCCTGTCAAAGACAGGATTGTGAGCCTTGTTAGGCTTGTTTTTTAGCTAGATATTTTTATCTGCTGTTACCGTATCTAAATTGGTGGAGCCAAAGGGAATCGAACCCTTATTTCAACACTGCCAGCGTCGTGTCTTACCATTGGACGATGACCCCATTTTGTGACGTAGCCGTAACCGCCGTTTTGTTTTATCTCTACATTTATCTCAGTATTTCTACTGGTTCTCCGTTAAAGAGAACTGCTCCAACCTTTCCTTTACATCGGCCAACACTAGCCTTTGGAACTTTAGGATTACTGTTAATTTGTGGTACAAACGAATGTAATGAACAGGAACTATCGGACGTGTATTGGATTACTTGTCTACCTGTTTTCCCTTAAAGTCTTTCACTTTAAGTTTCCTCCGACTATTTTATGGTTTTACCCACGTTACATTCTCCCAACATCTGCTGTACAGAGGCGAATTTCCTCTGGTAATATCTTGAACCATTGTCAAGCCTAGTTTCATCAACTTCCGATTCGAACGGACTTATTACCAGCGTAGAGTCGCTTACGTCACATCAATAATATACATCTAAATTATTAAATGTCAAGCGTTGAAATTTTGGTGGTGTCTATGAGATTCGAACTCATACATTTTCACTTCTCAGGCGAACGACTCCTGCCAGTTGGTCTAAGACACCGTAAATGGTATGCGTGACAGGACTCGAACCTGTGATAAATCTCAGTGTAAATGAGACGCCGTTGCCGCTGGAGCCACACGCACATTAAATGTGGTCGGAATGCCGGGACTCGAACCCGGAAATCTCCTGGACCCAAACCAGGCGCGATACCAATTACGCTACATTCCGATTAAAAATTTGGCGGTTCCGACCAGATTCGAACTGGTGGCAGTTTTTTAGGCTGCGAGAGTTTAGCAAACTCTTGGTTTAATCCATCTCACCCACAGAACCATAATCAATAACTATTATATATCTTTAGTAATGTCAAGGTTTTTCTCAACTTTAAATCCTTGATATATTAAGATTTCTTTACAAAGTTGTATAAAATCTTCTAAAATCATATCACCTTTAGCAAAATTTGCTTCTTTACAAGTTAATCCTAAATTATCAAAAGAACATCCCCCGCCCTTTGAAACAGGTATTATATGGTCACATTGATATGTTTTAGGTTGTAATAAATCTATTTTTCTACCACTTAAATAACAGATTGGAGTATTAATTAATTTGTCTTTAAATTCATTAGATGAAAAATTCAAAGATTTTCTTTTTTGTAAACAATGCCTATTTCCATTAACAAAACTAAAATTATCTTTTTTTCTTTTTAAAATTCCAGTAAGAGTTTTTTTATAATTTTTGACACGTAATTTACATTTGTCTTTTTGTCCATCGCCACAATGATAAGCAATGGTTCCTTTAGAGCATCCAAGAATAGATTTTATTTCATTATAGGATTTTCCCTCACTTCGTAATTTAAGTATTTCATTTTTCATGAATATACATATAAACGAGTTCGAATAAATACGAATAAAAATATTCGAACTATTAAATTGGCGGTTGGAGAGGGATTCGAACCCCCGGCGGTTTTTTAGGCCGCTATAGTTTTCAAGACTATCGCCATCAGCCGGACTCGGCCACCCAACCATAAATTCTTTAATCAAAGCCTGTAATTTCCCAGGCATTTAATAATCCATCGTAGGATTCGGCTTCTTGTTGACGACGTTCCTCTTCTTCGGCGTCATAATAATCATCTTCTTCCATTGACAATAACTATATCATCATTTATGAAATAGTCAATAATAAATTATGCAATTTGAGAAGGATTCGAACCTTCGACCAACCCAATCAAGGGTTCGGCATGGCTATCAAGGCCAATACGTTAAACCACTCCGACACCAAACTACATATTTGTTAACAATCAAAAATCTGTTCGTATTTTCCAATAGTCATATGAAAACATTTTATATGACCCGATGGTGGTAATGTATATTTACTATAAATTGACATACCAAGTTCTTCTCTAATTGATTCCAATCTCTTACACCACACATTTAAAAAGAAATATCCATTTCCTTCAAGAACGTATGAGTCATACATAAACTCAACTTCTTCGCCTTCATAGTCATCCCAATATCGTATTCTTGGTGGAATTTCTAATTTAGGTCTTACGACTGTGATGTGAGCCGGCCACTTTGATTTAAATGGTCTTCTATATAACGGTATTAACGAATAATAATCCGATAAATCTTGACCAACTTCAACCGTTACTCTAAATCCATTTTCATCGTTGTAATGAATTTTTCCTTTTCCTAAAAACATTTCTGTAATATTACCTTTCAAATTGGAGCCCGGTGTCAGAATCGAACTGACGTTTCTTCGTTACAAGGGAAGAGTAATGCCATTATACTAAACGGGCAAATTTTCACTGTCTTTTCTAGCTTTCTCGTATGATGAACCTATTTTTTTATATAAATCATTTGGATGAAACCCATCTGTATTCCATTTACCATGTGTAATATGAAAATGTTCGGCATTCCAATGACAATCTGGACACAAGGAAATACCATTATTTAGAACATATCCACCATTTGGCATTTCGTGGCGGTCTGTAATATGATGTGCATCTAATTTTTCTTTATTATTGCACATTCTACATTTACGACCGTCTCTTTCAAATACACCTTCACGGAATAGGTGTCTTTTTTGATATTTGTTCATACTTACTTTCTATTTGTTTCTTCGCTTCTTCAAATGTCACAGACTTTGGTTGTGCGTCAACTGTTGCTTGAACTTTTTTACGAGTAGCTTGTAACTTTTCATCTAGTTTGATACATTTCAATAGACGTTTTAATCCACGTTTTGAAAGAGGCATCATAGTTTGTAATTGTTCCAACGCTTGACGTTCTGTTGTCAATGGTTGATTTAATCTACCTTCTAAAGTAGGCCATTTATTTTTCATAAATGTGGTCATATTTACCAACAAACTCGAATGTCTTTTCTATGTTGGGGAAATTTTTTAACCAACCATCAATTTTATCTTCATTATTCCCATACATTACCATTCCATTTGGTGTAATTGGCTCTTTACTACTACCATCATCACTGATGATGAACGCAGGCATTCCGTTTATATAAACTATATTTTTATATATGTCGTTTTCAAATTTGGAATTTACAATTTCACATATCATAAATTATAATTTTTCAGTAATTTATCCAAAATAGATTTATCAATTGTTTGCGCTAAAAAATTAGCAGCAGCATCAGGGCAATAATCCCATCTATTACATGTGGGACATCTATAATGGGATGTTCTGACGGAAATGCCCATATCCCCAATTTTGGGGTCGCCGTGTTCGACGATTGTCATCTCAATATCGCACTTTTCACATTTCTTCATAAAATATAATAACACATCTTGTGGATATGTCAAGCGTTTAAAAATGGCGAGATAGACGAGACTCGAACTCGCAACTTTTCGGGCGACAGCCGAATACTCTAACCAATTGAGTTACTACCCCGTTAATTGACATCCGAAATTTACTTTAAAAATTGTTCTGATGGCATCTTTACCACTCTCTTGCAATTCTCTAGTTCCGATACCGGCAAAATTTTGTGTCAACTTTGGAATTTCGCCCCAAAGACACTCAAATCCAACAATTGGCATATATCGAAACCAAGAACCTCCCATATCGTCTTGAAGAAATACAAACGTAGGTTTATCACAGTCAATTGCCATTTGAACCGCCCATCCTGTTCCTCCATCCACAGTCGATTTTGATAAAAACTTTTTCGCTATAGCGAAAACCGCATCTGAATTCTTGATTTGAAACCAATTCCTAGATAATAAATTTTTTATATAGGTTGGTTGACCTTGTGGATATTTTTTTAGAACTTTATTAGCTCTTAATACTGCTTCAAATCCTTCATTTAATTCCGGTCTTTCTAGAATCTTTCTATTCTTACCTTTTTGCGTATGACCATAAAAAGAATAAGCGATGGTTTTAACACCGTATTTATCGCCTTCGTTTTCCCAGAACATATCAGCACCGGGACAACCACCACTATGACAAGTATAATTCATAAATTAAATCCTTTACCCAAAGTACAATGAAAACATTTTAAATATCCTAATGGCGGAATTGTTATTCTACTTATTATAGACAATCCTAATTCTTTACGAATATCTTCCATTTCAACTGACCATAAATTGAACCACCAATAATTTTTTTCATATAAAATATTATAGTCGTACACGAAATTTGCAACTTGGCCTTCTCTATTTCCCCATTTATCCCAATTAATAATTGGGTCTATTGGGCTTACGACGGTTACGTGGGCATTCCATCTTGGTTTTAATGCTCGGTAATATTTAGGAATTAGAGAATAGTAATAATCTCCAATGGATTGTTCCACACTTACGGTAACTCTATCTCCATCGGATTTATCATAATGAATTATTCCACTAGACTTAAACATCCCAAATTATACATTACCGAATTGAGAAGTCAAGATTTAATTTCCATAACATCGTCAGAAGACCAAATAACGGTATCTTCTTCATCGTTATCCCATGTTACTTTATTAGACTCTAATTCAATTGCCAAATTTATCAATTCTCTTTTCTGTAATTGATTCGGTTTGTGGAGAGAGTTGTTTGTGCACAATTCTTTAAGATAATTTGAATTTGTGATTCTTTGCCAACCGAGTTTCCATAAATCTAATATATGGTCTGAGGCATCATTGAAATCGTTTTTATTTTTTGTGGCCTGCCATAATATATTACGAGCATCTGAACCGTGTGAGTATTTGATTGGAATAAAAGTTCCATTTGGCATCTGCCAAGAATATGCCCGTTTTTTATCGGATTCTAATGTCTCATTTAGTATGTCTTTTAGCTTAATCGCTCATATAAATATAAAGTTAAAGATGATTTTACTATATAAATTGGTGCATCCACCCGGAATCGAACCGAGATTAACAGGGTAAAAGCCTGCCAGCTTACCATTGACTTATGGATGCGTTAAAAACAAGATACCATCTTTTTTAGTTCTGCGTATTAGGCGGATTTTATTTTGATTGCGGTTGATATCTTTAAATGGTGGAGTTTGAGGATTTTTACCCCATGTTCTATTGTCGCCTGAACAAGGCTTACCCTACATACCCCTGCATAGGATAATACTTTCTGAACATCACTCAATGTACAAATTACCTTAAAATCTTTAATACTAACCGAGCTTTCTTTAACTTTTGTTCGGTTTTAGTGTATTCTTCACCACTAACATTCTTCTTATAGTTTTCACTATTCAAACGTTTTTCAAGAAAGGCGATATAATCTTCCTCCTGTTTGATTCGGTTTTCTTTTGTATTCATAAATTGGTGTCTGTGGAGGGATTCGAACCCACACTTTACAAGTTTTAAGTTTGTTGCCATGCTTCCAGTTGGGCTACACAGACGTATAAATAAGCAGAACTGAAATATAAGTTCATTTTAAGTTGTTCCATTTATATTTATTTTATATGAAACACAAATATGAAAAAGAACAATTTTCGGAATGCGTAAAAAAATCTGAAAGTATGGGGCATTTATTAGAACTTTTAGGTATTATAAAAGCCGGTGGAAATTATGCTACAATGAAACGTAGAATATTAACGTGGAATATAGACACTTCCCATTGGGAACTAACAAAACGAAAACGTCAGGGATATAAAAATCGTGAAAGAGATAATTCCATTCCATTGTATAAAATTTTAATAGAAAATTCATCATATACTCACACTTATTGTCTTAAAAATAAATTAATTAAAGAAAAGGTGTTTGAGTTGAAATGTTATAGATGTGAATTAACTAATTGGCTGGATAGGTCAATTCCTTTAGAATTAGAACATATAAACGGAAATCGAGCCGATAATAGAATTGAAAATCTTACATTATTGTGTCCAAATTGTCATGCTTTAACTAATACTTACCGTGGAAAAAATAAACGAAAGTAAATTGGTAGTGGTAAAGAGAGTCGAACTCTTAAAATCATTATTTTGAGTAATAAATGTCTTCCAATTGCATCATACCACCATAAAATTTGGTAACATCTAAGGGATTCGAACCCATACATTTCTGTTTCTGAGACAGACGACTCCTACCGGTTGGTCTAAGATGTCATTAAATTGTGTCTTCTTCTCCCCTAACGCGGGGCTACCGACCGAAATGG